TTCCCGGTACCCGTAGCCAGTAGGGCTATCTAGCTGGTTGTAATACGGGACGCCATAAACCTCCTGGTGGATGCCACTGGTCTTCCACATTTGGAACCACTCGGCTTCATCCGTAAGCAATACTTCGTCAATTGACTTTTCCAGCTCCGCAATCGCAGCTAGCTGATGAGGGTCGCCTTTCTTGAAAAACTGAAAAAACGGGAGAAGTGATAAAGCAACAACTACGCCCCATAGCCACATTTACTTTTCAACGCGATTTTGAGGGAAGAGTAGATCCTGTACATACTTGCAAGCAACGTCATCAAGCTGGTTGTCAGTTTGCTCACTGATCTTGATCAAGCAGTCCAACAACAACTGTTTTACAGCCTTTGATTTGATGAAGCTAAACAGAATTGGCTTTAGCAGTAAAACCATGGGATCACTGTGTGTGCTGGAAGTCTAAGTCCGATTAGCGTGACCTTCCAGTCGCGCAACATTCTGCTCTAGGTCTGAGATTCGAGCAAATAGCTCCTGGTCTCTTACCCGCAGATCAGCATGGAGTACATCCATTCGTGACGCTAAATTATCGACAGCTGAAGTCAGACGTACCAACGAATCCCTTCCATGCTGTGTCTCGCGGTTGGCGCCTTTGATGCCAGAAGCAGCCACGCCTATTGACGCACCAGCAACAGCAGCCCAGATTTCAACCCCCATTCGACCTATAGCGTTAATTCATCATGGCCGAAGAACAGGGTAAGCAGGAGCACGAACCAGAATCAACAGCTTTGGCGGATTTTGTAAAACTCGCTGTTCTTACATGGTCGATTGCAATGCTTAGCCTCAACTACCTGGGCTATGTCAAAGCAATGGACCCAACATTCCCTGCCTCATTGCTTACTGGAACGATGACCAGCTTTGGCGTCAACATTAAACGCGCCAATGGCAAGAAGAAAGAAGAGCCTACAATTAAGGAAGAAACCCCTACGTCCAAACCCAAATGAGACGTTTTCTCTTTGTATCGTGCCTAACATTTTTTGCGATAAGTCCTGCTTCGGCAGACATTACGCACGCTATTAAATCTTCAATCTCGCTAACTGTTGATGGAGCAGCCTCCCAAGCGACCAGACTCCCGAGCACACTATCTGTATCTGGCTCTAACGTCACTCTGGGTACTGTGCCTAAGTTCGGGAGCTATAGCGCAGGGACTGCCCTTGGCTATACTCCTGGCGAGTTTACTATTACTACTGCTGGTGACAGCTTTTCATATTCAGAGTCGTTTATAGGCGGCGATAATACGCCAGCTGCTCTTTCAACAACGGTTACTGCAGGCGTCGTTCCAGCACTACCTACATTCGGAAATACAACAACAACTGCAGGCGGTATAGCTGGCACTTTGGCTGGAACACTTGCAACAGATGGTGCAATGTCGATTACAGCGGGTGGAGCTGGTACTGCGGCCGTAGCACAGGTGATCCAAGAGCTTAGTATTCGATGAGAATCTTGCTGTTGTTGCTTTTGGCTGCCCCAGCAGCAGCCGTACCAATCGTTCCTAACTTTCAGCAAGGAACACTCTCCAGCACGACAAAGACAACGTCAAAGGTTATTGAGGTCATCAACTCCTACGAATATCGTACGGGTTATGAATACACAGCTAGCGGCACAAATATCAAACCTTCTGCAGGTCTTGCTCCACAAAGTTTGACGACTACTACCAATACCTTGAACGGTATTTCAAGCAAGTGGACTGGGCTTGATCCTGCATCTAGACCAACGTGGAGCATTGTCAACGAAGGCGCTGCATTTTCATTTGTAGAAACACTGCAAGGCCCAGGGCTTACAAATCACACGCTAATAAATAGAGAAACTGACATCGAATCACTTACGGAGACCACCAGCACGTTTACCCAATGAAGCGTGTCTTAGCAGCCCTGCTGTTATTTGCTGGTCCGGTAAACGCTCAGGTTTCAAGCACTGCCGCTCCAGTCGCAAACAGCTCAGGGTCTGTTACGAATCAAGCTGTCCAAGTAACGCCCAGCAAGACATTCACCTCTGTGATCAATGGCGTTAGCTGCCAAGGTGCAACTCTGACGATCAACCCTTTCCTTAGTTCAACGACTGGCTGGTCTGATCCATATGAACGGTTTTACAACGAACCGGTCTATGACACGCTTGATTTAGTTGGAGCGTTTGACCCAGAAGGCAATCCCGTGCCAGATGGGCGTCCCGATTTCCCAGGTCGGATTCTTTTTAAAAAACCAATCAGAACTGGACAGAAAACTAACTTCTCAGTCAATGGCGGCATCACTGCACAGATCTCAATCCCGCTAGACCGCAGTCATATCCGCACTTGTAGAGCTGCAGCAGAAAAGCAAGTCGAGTTGATGGCTGCCGCCTTGGCTGACAAGCGATTGAACTACGAATTGGCAAGACTGAAGACGTGCTCAGAACTTATGAAAGGAGGTGCGATGTTTCACCCCAGGTCGCCTTACAGCAAAATTTGCTCTGATGTAATCCTCGTCAATCCGCCTGGTGTCCTTCCGCCCCACACACATTCAATTCCTACTTCTTCAAAGACCGCTGAAACTTCCGACGCTGCCAAGCCGACTCAACAACAACCTTCTTCCCCAGCTTCTCCTTAATTTTCTTGATCGTCTTTTTGACGATGGGTTTGACAACCTTCAACAGAATGTCGCCTAACGGTTTGGCAAGGATTGCTGATGTTGTCGCTACTGCTGCGATCGTTGCCGTCGTGAAAACAACAGGGCCACCAGGCAAATAATTGCCGATGATCGTTGGTACGTCCAACGGGTCGAATTGTGTTTCGCATTTTCCATTGATCAATTTATAACCAGTGACAACCGCAGTCTGCTGCTTATTTTTAGCTCCAATAGGTATTGCGTCCGGTGGCGGACATGGTAATTCTGTGTCTACATTTGGAATGCCAGGGGGTTGGGACTCCGCTGGTGAAGGGGACCGAGCCGGTTGTTTCGAGGCAGCCGGTTTTTCTTTTGGGTCTATTGCTGGCGGCTTAGCTGATCCATAAGTCAACGTCCCAGGCGTAAAGTCCAATGCGGCAGGAAACGACGGCATCGTTCCATCGCAAACAGTGAAGTTGCCCTTCGGGTCTGTTGTGTAAGCGTCTGGATTGCCGGGCTGTGTATTTCTTGTCTCGACGCATCCAGGCATCTCCCCAACTGGGAAGCCAAGCATTAATGTGATCGGTGGCTCAGACGGAATGCTTTGCGGCGGGATACCTCTCCAAGTTGGTATTTCTGGAACGCCAATACGTCCCACACCAATCTCAGGTATTTCAGGCACCTAATCAGAACGGCAACTTAGGCGTTTCGATTGCTGGACCTGTAGCTGATGGCAGTTCAGGCATTACGTCATCAACCGCTGGAACCATGTCAGTCACTAGCTTTGTCAGCTCTAGCTTTAGCTCGCTCATGTAATACTTCGTCAGCGATGGGATACGGGTGTAAAGCACCAACGTTCCAACAACCATCGCTCCAGACATCAGAAATGCTGTAGCACCAAGCAGATTGAAAACCTTTTGCATGATCAGATTGCAAAGAAAAAACCTCCCCTGCTGTGTGAGACCAGGGAAGGTTGCAGTTGCTCTGTTAAAGACTAGCTCAGAAAGCGTACTTCACACCAAGCTTGGTTCCGATCGAAGGATCCTCTTCTGCAGTGATGAAGCTCAGCTCGCCATAAATGCCAACGCTTTCGGCTACTTGCACGTTTCCGCCAACTTTGCCGGACAGTTCAAACTCACCGTCTTCGCCTTGTGGGCTGACGAAAGCTGGACCGCCTTGAGCGTAGTAGCTGTAAACGCCATCAGCGCCTTCAAAACCAACGTGGAAATCTGTGGTTGCGCCTACGTAGTCGCCGCCTGAATAACCAGCGTTATTCTCCACGTTGGCATAAGGGCCTGCCAAGGCAGCTGAACCAGCGAGAACACCAGAAACAGCCACTGCGAATGCTTTGATCATTTGTAGAAGGGGTTAAGTTTTCTTGAGCCAGATTAGCTGGCCCAGTCAATGGA